TCCAGCTACATCATATCCGATGCCGAGCTGGGAGCCATGATCGGTGCAGACAAGCGCGCGCCAGCCGTGGCCTTGAAGGCCGCAATAGCAGCGGACCAGGCGTGGTACTGTGCCGAAGCCACCAGGCACCTAGATACACTGCCCCTCCGAGGCCAACGCTATGAGCTGCCGTACATCGAAAATGGCAGCCAGAAGGACACCGACGAGGACGGCCTTGTTCAGGTGCTGGAGTTTCCCCGGATCATCGACGGTGCTGTCTGTGATTGGGATTATGGCACCGATCTGCCAATCATTCCAGAGGACGTGAAACGAGCCTGCCTGGAGGAAGCCATAGCAATCTACGCGGCAGGATCTGGGGGCAGTCTCAAGGATCTCCAGGAACAGGGCGTGGTGAGTATGTCCATAGGCGGGAAGCTGAGCTACTCATTTGTCCAGGGGGGCGGGTCTTCGCCGCTCCTGAGCGCCACTGCAAAGCGAATTATGCGGAAATATGTGGGGGCGGTGATGAGATGAACCTCCTGCCGCCTGGCCTCGGCGAAACCGTCACACTGCGGCACAAAACCGGGGCGAATGAGTACAACGAACCCACATACACAGATTCTTCGATCACTGTCGTTTGGTTCGATCAAAAGCGCACACTCCACCAGGAGGGCCGGGAAGACGTGCTCTGTGATGCCTTCTGCCTGACTGAGGATACCACTGCAGTCCAGGGCGACGCCATCACCAGGGACGGCGTGTCCTGGCCGGTGCTGGACGTGGCCATCACGAACGGCTATTTGGGTATGTCTCTGCGAGTCGTGAACCTGAGCAAGTATCGGGGTGGATGATGCCGAAGGTAGATTGGGCGGGTGACCGGCTCATAGCAGCAGCAAGCCAGGCAGCTATTGAAGTTGCTCAGATGCATGCAGAAACAGTATCTAATGAGATGGTCAATCGGTGCCCGTTTCATAGTAGCCATACACGAGAATCCAAGACAGTAACGGACTTGCCGAAGGGTGCAGAGGTCAGCTTTAACACGCCGCAAGCCGCGTGGTTGCATGAGTCTCAGAATTATAAGCCGAGCCACGCAGGAACCGGCCCTGGCTACATGAGGCAGCCGCTCCTCGAATCCGAAGAGCAGTATCACAAGGATATAGCCGCCGCATTGCAAGCTATTTTCAGCTAATTTTATTCTATTTTCGAGATGATCCAATTGAGTGCAGACTTAGACTTTCTCGACGAGCTACTTAGGGGACTCGATGACGCTGCACTCGATTGGGCAGAAACCCGTATCAGGCGGATCAAAGAATCCCGGAATCCCATGATAATAGTCAGAAAAACAATAATCAGAAAAAGGTGAGACTGTGGTAAAAGTAAAATGTGCGAATTGTAGCACGGAGAAAGATCTCCCTGCCGGGAATATCCCCCCCAAATTCATATGCACCAATCGGCGATGCGGTGCACTCAATAGCACCGTGGTAACTGGTGAGGGTGCTGACCAAGCCTGCGATTGCATGCTGCCGACCACGCCAGAATACAAGATGCCAGCCGGGCGATTCTGGTATCCTGGAGTGGGCTGGAAATATGCTTCGCCCGACGACGGCACGCAGCTCACGGAAGCCGAGTGGGCAGACGTATTCGGCTATTCTCCTGCGATAGTCTATGACGAAATGAAGAAGTTGGGCCGCGAAGGCATGGCCGGATTCAAGAATCTCAGCACACTGGGGAGAGAGAAATGAGACACATCTTATTTGCCCTGATACTCCTTATCTCCCTGGCCTCGGCCCTGCCGTCCGACGAGATCCAGCACATAGCCGCACCTGGCGTGATCGACCTGCAGAACGTCGATCCAGCCACTCCGAAGGCCTTCGCTGCACAGGACGGGAATCTGAGCATGTTCTCGCTCCGAGAGTTGCCGAACCTGGGCCACTATTGCACATGGGCGGACCAGGAAGTACAGACTGAAGCGGTGCTATCCGATTCGCAGCGGGCGGTACTGGCCGAAGTGCCGAGCAATTACACAAATGAAAACATCACTATCATAAATTCCACAACAGCAGATCAGTTGGTGTACTTATGAGCGATAAATTCTTTTGCACTAAGAAAGGCGGAATTCGCGGGGGCGATTTCGGCCCTAAAACCGTTAGCGAGAACGTGAACAATGAACTCATCGTCCTGGAAGGCACCAGAGATAAGGGGCCGTGGTACAACGCCTTTGAGTTCTCGGATGAGCAGATCGAGTTCTACAAAGCCAAAGGCTGGATCGAGTTTGTGGGGGTGGAGTGAATGGACTTCGCTGCTGCACTGAAAGCCCTCAAAGAGGACTATCGAGTCACAAACACGTACTGGAACGGTCCGGGAATGTACCTCGCTCTTCAGAGACCGGACGAGCATTCCAAGATGGGGCTGCCTTACATCTACATCAACATGCCTAAGGAGCACCCACTCTATCCAGGAAAAATGGTGCCTTGGACTCCTTCGCAGCTCGACATCATGTCAGAAGGTTGGAAGATCTGTGGGCCGGAGGTGGAGTGAATGTCACTACTTGGAGACATGGCAGCTAAGGGCCTGAGCATGGCCCTGGGAACTGCATTGAAAGCATCGCCAGTTGACGCTGGAACCGTGGCCGCCGTCATGGACATGGTGGGCGGGGCTCTGAAGGATCTGGCTGGAAAGCTGAAGGATGGCAAGATCGATGAGGCTGAGATCGAGGATACCCTGGCCAAAGTGGGTGCGCTCGGCAACGATTCTGTGGCACTGGCCGCCAAGGCCGCCGTTGGCCGCATTTTAGAGCAGATACTGTGAGGTCTCCACAATGGAGACCGAATTTATTTCTTTCCTCACCAACCAGGGGCTTGCTATCGGAATTGCAGTATTCCTGGTCTGGTGGGTGACTACTCAGATGGGGCAGCAGCTCAAGGCCACATGTGACGGCCAGACTCGGCTCTGTGAGCAGCAGATCAAGCTCGCTACGACAATGGATCGGATGCTTGAGCGGCTCAATGATCATGATCAGCAGGCCAAAGAGATTCTGAAAAAAGTTGATGGAATCGAGCAAAAAATATGAATCTAATTGATCGATGCCGGGCTGCGTGGGCGGCATTCCGAAAAGAGCCCGAACCCCTGAACGGCGGCCATAGGTTCGCCATCCAGTCTACATCGGACCTATACTGCTGGGCCGATGCCATTCGACTCGATCCAATGACGGGCGAGCCTGAATGGATATGCGACCGGGGGGATCACATCGAGCTGAAAAAGAAGCTTCCAAGTTGGGGCATCCTGGTAGACCTTCAACCTGAAATCACAATAGAGGAATTTCGGCAGGGAAAATCATGAGTTTCTTGGAGGACCTGGCCGTGGCCCTCAATACAGCCGGCATCGGCGTCTACCCCGGCACCAGCTCGACCAGGACCGTCTATCTAGCTGAGATGCCAGACGCCCCGGACGCCGTAATAGCCCTCTATGCCAGGCCAGGCAGGCCCAAAGCCCTCTATTGTGACCTCCAGTATCCAGAGCTGCATGTCGAGGTCCGAGCCGCAACCTACGCTGTCGCTCAGACGAAGGCCGAAGCGATAGACGCGGCCCTGCACGGCCAGCACGATGTGACTCTGAGCACCCACAAGTACCTCACAGTCCGGGCGTTGGGTGTACCGGCGAAGCTTGAGGTAGATGGCAGAGGGCGGACAATCTTCTATCAGAATTTTGAGATAGTGAAAGGGGCTTGAGATGAGCGATATTTTAATTATATACAGGATGCCCTGCAGGGAACCAGATATTTACATCAATGGAGAGTTTCAACGCCACATCACTGAATTTAGTATATCTTCTGAAGCGGGCCAGGATCTGCCAATTTTTAAGGTCAAGCGTTGGAAGCTTGATCGGCATGGGAAACCGTACACAATCGGCGGCGGATTCGTCGCCCCACTGACGGAATATTATCCGGTGCACAAGATAGAAAGTCGGTGGGGGCCACTGATGTATTTTTGAGATAGTGAAAGGGGCTTGAAATTATGGCAATCTTAGAGGCACAACGCATCTGCCCGATAAATGTCGAGATCATTCGCAAAAAGACGGGCGGAGAGCGCGTACTTATAAACGGGATGGACGTCTCGATGATATGCACAGACTACGAAATCCTGTCCTCGCCGGGCGACTTGAAGCGGTTGCGCGTGACGTTTCCAGTAGGATCTATGAAAATGTCGGATGGGCGAACGGAAATTACCGCAGAGGGCGACGACAAGAGCGGGATTGGGGGTAGCATTGTGCAATTCAAAGACATGGCTGATTTGGTCGGCGAATAAGCTTCTGTTCATCCTGCTTTTATCTGCTAGTAATTTTTTCTATTAATAGTTTTCACACATTATTATAGACCCATTTTAGGGGTAAATATTGCAGAGGAGAGTGATTAGTATTACAGACGCAGTTTCCGGAATGCAGGGCTCCCTATGGCTCTGCGCTACAGTTGACGGGACATATGTTAAGCTCGGCGAACTGTCCGATCTTAAGCTAAAAGTTGATGGCAAGGAAATCGATACTTCCAATGTGGATGATGAGGGCTGGGGCAGCTCCATCGCAGGCTCCAAGAGTGCCGAGGTGACCGCCACAAACAACCTGATCATGAGTGATGCTGGCTATCTGTTGTTGGCCGCGGCTATCTTCACCGCCTCCATGACCATCTACGCCAAGATCCTCCAGAGCGGCACTCCGACAGTTAGCCCCGTTGGGTGGTCCGGCCTCATGCGGGTATCTGGCCCGAACTTCACGCTCGCAGGCACAAACACGCAGCAGAAGCTCGACTTCAGCCTGAAGAACGTGGGCGCACTGGCACCGATCACTTGAGGCGGATTCATGAAAAAGTACCTGGCCACGCGGCTCCGCCGACTGGCCAATTTTCTTGATCCTCCTCAGACCGTGAGTCTGGGCCCCATGTATGGGTGCGTCACCCATTCACAGATGCAGAAAGCCCTGGGCAAAGCCTTTGATAAGTTCAAAAGAGAGGCGGCGATGAGCCGAGAGAGGAGAGGATGACATCAGCCGTGAGCGGCATGTCCGCCGCCCTATTCCGGGACGAGTCCGAGGAGTACTTATGTACCGCTCTCGGCTCAAACCGTGACATCTGTTTCGTGTCGAAGAACGGCACCACGCCCTCTATTGAGATCGCGGTGAGCGGCCTCGGCACTCCGCTATCCGTCGCTGTTGCAGGATCAGATGTAGTGGTGCAAGGCTGCCGTGAACGCAAGCGTGGCCGCATTTGCACTATGGAAAGCACGGCTCCCACCCGGCCAGACGGGCGCGGGCGTGACGGGTGCGCTCGCTCACACACACCCCTACGACGGTGTCCTCTTCGCAGATCTCGCGCTGGTCGATAGCGGCGATCACAAGACATATCAGGCCGCTTCAGGCTATCGCTATTGGGATGAGGACGAAACGCTGTCCGTAGAGGTCGATGGCTCAGCAGTGACAACCGGATTCACGGTGAACTTCCTCCGGGGATCCGTCACTTTCGACACCTCACAGGGCAGCAGCACCGTTACGGCCTCAGGAACCCGGCGATCTGAGCTGGCCTTCCAGAAGGTCATGGGACTTTTCGACGGAAAGCTGAAGATCGACGGAAAAGAGATCGATACGACGAGCGTCGATGATGCCGGTTGGGGTAGCTCGATAGCAGGGGCGAAGTCCTGGGAGCTGTCCGCAGGGACGTTCTACTATGATGGTGGAATTCCCATTACCGACATCGCCGCGGAGAGCTTCTGGAAGTTCTACAGCGTGCTCAGCTCGGCCCCGTTCGCTATCGGCATGGGAACCGTTATGGGGTTGGAGCACGTTCTTGCAAACCCCAATGAGGCCCAGAAGCAGACTAT